GGGATGGACTAGTTTTTGAGGCCTTTCTCTAGGCATTTTATAGCTTTCACTAAGCTCGTCTGGTTTGGTTAGACTGTTTCTTCTTCTTAAAGAAGCCTGTTAGATCACAGGGTGGTCTCTTCTGTGGGAATGGGAGACCTTCGGCATCGAGTACATCACGTCTATTAAAAGGTAACGTGTACCTGTTGTAATAATCAATCCAGTCAGATGCCAGGTATTTTCCTATGGCCGGATGATCAATTGGTTCCAACCGCGTCAAGTTGGATATGTAGTTCTCGATTGCAATTTGGTCCTCAACAAGCAGACCGTACATTTCTTGAACTAAGAGCCTGGTTTTAGGGCCAGGTTCCCTCTTGAGATTGTTCTTATCAAAGTAGTCATGTGACTTCCTTATCATCTCTATTTCGTATAAACAGTAAGCAGCGGATCCTTGACTCTCAACGAAGGCCATGGAATCGTATCCAGCTGTTAACTCAGCCATTTTATAAGCGAGTGTAGTTAGGATTGGACAAGCAGGGTACTGGTAGGCAAGTGAGAGAGCTTTCGCTCGAATCAAACACTTGTGAACTCCTGGTTTGGACTTTGCATAACGTCCAGTTGTCCATCCGAAAGAGACTAATTCAGAAATCGGGTCGGTAACATTTGTTCTTTCATCTAAATCGAATATCATACCACAAAAGGAGGCATGATTGAGGTTTTCAACTCTTTCCATCTTGATCGAGAGACCAAAATCGGCGAAAACTTTGTTATTGAGTTTGGAAGGGTCACCTTTGAAAACAAAGAGTCCATCATCTCCTTCAATAACACCGCGCACGTCCTTCAGACCGGCTTGTTCGCACATGTAGAGCATAAACATTAGATTACTGAAACCATTTGAAAGTGAGGTATCCATTTCTCCAGACATCCTCTTGGCTTCAATCTCGCATCCCCAATTCTTGAAGTTTATTGAATTGGTTCCACATTTAGCACGGGTTAGTAAATCCATGAACCAACTGTGCTGGGGTAGGTCCTTGGTCATATAGTCAGCTAACTGCATTTCACAGTCCTCCATCATTTCTCTGGTGAAATGGGCCTCAAACGACGTATAGTCAGAAATAAAATAGTAGTGTCCTGTACGATAGAGCATGTCCAGGATGTATTGAGGTCGTTCATTAATTGGTATTTTCTTAATGAACCATGGGGTCTTGAAAAGTTGGTCTGAGATCTTTTGAAAAATGGGTCCAACGAGGCATTTGAATATGTCAGAGCGTGAATTGATTGCTCTTGCGTGTTTATATGTAGGATAAGTTTCATCCTTAACGAAAGATTTAACGAAGAGAAATTTTTCTTCAACAGTCATGTAATAATCTAGACCGGAATCATAAAAGATTCTTCGTAATTCGTCCTTTCGAGCTAAGGTATAAGGTGTATTTTCTATCCACGTTTCAAATGTGACGTCCTCTGTTACGGAAAGAGGTGTCATGTTGTTTTGCAGCCATTTCTTAACAAAAGTTCTAAAGCTGAGTCTGTTTCTTCTTGACGGTATGTGTCGACAAAATCGATACATTGCGCCAACAGCAGATGCATCTGTACTCCCCAAACATGGGTGAGGCAGAGCGGCTCCCTTGACATGGCAGCCAAGAGATGCGGCCACAACAGGTCGTGAGTGGTGCTTACGCAGGCGTACAATTTTGAAGGATGGATCCATCCGAATCTTTTCACCTTTCGCCTCGAAGTAAGGTCCTTCGGCGTCGGTTTGTAGATAGGGAACTCCATCGACTTCATTTGGTCTGTATCCTACAGCCATGACCCGTGTGTCTGCTGTTGGCTCTATTGGAAATCCAGGAGATCAACTCGCTGGAAGGAGGATCTCTTGTATCGAATGAGGTGTCGTATGTAGAACTGCGTTGACAGCAGTACGTCCTGGGTGACATTTAGTGATCCACATATGTTGATGTTGTGGAGGGACTTTATGCAGTGGTGAATTGCAGAATCGAGGGATTCAGATGTCATCTTTGTGCAGTACAAGGCTGGAGAAGAGAGGATCTCGGTAACGAGCTTAGAGCTCACAGTCAATGTTTTAGTTCTGCAGGTGCCAGGTGCACCATACTGGACCGTGATGTGTACTAGTCCAGGGTCGTTGTGGTCAATTGGTGAGAGACTGAGTGCTTTAGGACGCACATCTGTCTCTTCCTTTTTCTGACCAGGGGCTGGTCTCCAAGAGGAGAACTCAACCATCACTTTTTCCTTAGTGAATCCATATTGGTCCAAATTATCTATAATTGTACCAGGTGAGAAGAAACGAATACTTGAGATTCCTGGGATTTTTTGTAGCCAATGGATGCCATCGAGCGCTGATACGATGGACTTATGCTCTAGAAGATCCACCATAGGAATGGCGTCATCTATGTCAATCTCATCATCGGGTTTAGGGTCTGAGAGAGAGCGGGTGTTGATTCGGATTTGGTCATCTCCATAGTAGATTACTGCTTCTTGGTTTTTGAACCCAAGTAGCCCGGTAAGATAGTTTTTGATTGAGGACCAAAAACTGGATGAAGACTCCATTTCGCAGAAGAAGCCCAGGGGATTTACAGCCCAGGCGAGGATTTTATAAGCAAAGTACAGTGCCACTTTCATTTTGTATGATGTAGGTGCCATCACCAATCCAGTTCCAACTATATCTGCCTGGATGCATGAGCGCATGAACAAACTTTTCGGAAACAAAAAGTGAGCCAGTTGATATTTGAGGAACCAAAAGATTGTTGTTGCAATGAAGGGTGTGACGTTTCTGTAAGGTCTGTTGTACTCTATCACATATTTCAACCACTCCTGACCAGACTTTTCGACACCCCATCTCCATGTGGGTGGTGTGTAAGTCCAGATTGGCTTCTCACTTTCGATCTTGAATCCATCACATCTGAGGCGTTGGATCCAAAGTTGATCTTTAGGGATTGGCTCTGGTTTTGGGATCTCTTCCTCATCCGAACTTGAGCTCGAGGATGAAGAGGAGGAGGAGGAGGAAGAAGAGGAACTAGATTCATCTACAGGACGAATCTTTGGTTCAGCAGATTTCTTGCTTTTTGATTTAACGACGTGTTCTTCTGGATTTTCGAGGTTCTTGAGTGCTGTCGCAGCGTCTTTGCCAGAGGCATCAGCTGGTTTACCCAGATCTTCTCGTTTCTCACAGAATTTACCATCCTTATGATGGCGCCTAGCTTTGTCGCAAACAACACACAAGCCTTTCTTATATTCCTTCTTAGACTTCTTTGGGTGCGGGGTGGTTGTTTTTGGTTTGGACTTTGGTGGTCTGTTTTTGCCACCGCCAGGGAGTTTGCCAAACAATGTAATGAAGACGTCTCTATCTTGGAGATCTATCAAATCAGCGAATTTAACATTGGTTGGGATTCTCTTTCCGTTTAGGACTGCAACGAACATGTTTGTGTTTATTACATCGGAAAGAGTTAAATGGGGGAAGTAGCCGATATTCCTCCACGTTCCATCTGGTTGTTTGAAACGGAGGTACTTCTTTGGTTCTTCTAAGATGACCCATCCCGGATTGAGTTCAACATTTGGTCTGTTGACTGCATCGAGAAAGCTCACTGCGGTCTTCTGATTGTTGGATCTGTGAATGAATTCATCAGCGTCTACATAATCAATCTTTGGACTGCTTGTGGCTGGTCTATCTAATGGGAGAAGAGAGCCTTTTTGGAATGAGAGGGAAGCTTTGCCGAGCGTTTTGTCGCCTGCTGCGGCCTGTTCACCTCTTCTAATTCTAGCTGCTTCTTTTTGGGTAACTGTACGGCCAAAGATTTTCTTGTTCGAATCTATGTGTGAGTAGTTGTTCAACTTCAAATTACTTAAGATAGCTTCATAACGTCGAAGCGATGCTCTTGTTCTGTTTGTAGTATAACAATCCCACGCGGTGGTAAGTTTGACCAAAATTCGTTCGGAGATCTTTCGATCCATCCTTACTATTTCAGCAGCTGCTTCAGGAGGAATTCTCATCATGGTATTAATTGACAGCGTCTGAGAACCAGATGTAGTCGTGTATTTAAAACCATTAGGGTAGAGGAAATTTCCTATCTGGAATCTCTCTTCTTCGTCTTTCACGTCAAGAGGACGAATGAATTCAGGGTAGTGCTCCCTGATTTGAGAGATACGATCTGAGATGAACTTTGGATCAAGTTGGATCTCGTCGACCTGTTGTCGTGCAAACAGGGTTTGGCCTCGCCTAATGAGCGCGAGGGTTTTTGGGTTGTTTGAGGCTGACGTGCTCGTCTGCCCATGTTTCTG